TGGCCCCACTCTCTCACCGCGTCACGCTCTCTTTGAGGCAGCAGCCAGCGCCTCGCTGCAAGACCTGCAACACGTTGTCTATCGCTACATGATGGCCATCGATGATGCCTTTGATCTCCGCAGACAGTGAGCCCAGCAGCGGCCAGCGTAACCACCGAAGCGCTGGCCATCTCGTGGGCTCACAGTGAACCACGGTAACAACTGAATGACAGGAGAAAGACTGATGAACATCCAGCAACCACAGACCACCGAAGATGCCTTAAAGCTGGCCCTCTTCCTAGCAATCACAGCACCCACAGACGAGAAGGCCACTGACTGTATGAACATGGCCCATAGCTTTGCTGAGTGCCTTAGTGATGGTGCAATCGAAGTGGCAATGGCGAAGGCGCAAGTGATGGCCACAGCCCAGCGCAACGAGGAGATGGCACAATGAGCAAGCGCATCACCAGAAACCAAGTCGTCAAGTACATTGGGTGTCCCTGCCTAAGCCTAGAGCGCAGCACCTATTGTGGGCGCAGTGATTACTTTGTCTTTGTGTATGACACTCACCCTTTGAAGCACGGAGAGGATCGCCCAGCCAATGCAATTTGGGCCACTTCCCCAGTCTATGTCAGTCAGCTCAATCACCTGTCCTTAGATCAATGGGCTGAGACTGGTTCAATCTTTGCGAATGAAGTGGAGGCACAACATGCTTGATGACACCCTCGAAAACATCCTCAGAGAAATCGGTGTAGTGGCCAAGCCCTCGCCTCTTGAGGCAAAGCTAGTCGAACAAGACCAGCGCACCCTCTACCTGAGCCCCAATTACTTCAATGAGCCTATCCGTGATGAAGTCGGTGAGGTGTGTTTCTGATGCCAACCTTCCTGCAATTCGCACAAGCTGAGGCCCCCCGACTATGGCACGGCCAGCACCTCAAGCGCTCCCTAACTAAGGCCGCTGCATTTGCGGCCTTCAGCGACCACCAGACGCGCGAAATCTCTCAGTATAAGCCAAGCGACATCCACAGCTTCTTTGACGCTGTACAGGCCTCTCGTGGGCTCTCAGATAGCACTGTGAACCGTTATGCAGCCATGCTCACAAAAGTCTTTGCACAGGCCGTCAAAGAGGAGCTGATAACACACGTCCCGAAGTTCACTTGGAGACGCACTGGGCAAGCTGCGCGGCCTCTGTACTTCACAGCTCAACAGCTGGAGGCCATGTGTGCATACTTTCATGATGATCACCCACAGTGGTGGATGCGGCACATGATAACTATCGGAAGTCAAACGGGAATGCGCAGAGGTGAAATCCTAAGCATCAAAAGGAACCTCATTACTAATGACAACGATGGAAACCTGTGGTTGCATTTGACCCTCACCAAGAATGGAAGTGAACGATTCGTCCCGCTAAACACGCAGGTTATGAGGGCCATAGAGGCCCTAGATTACGATGTAGCAAAGCACTTCGATGAACATGCCTTCTATAGATCATGGGACCACATGCGTCACCAAGTGCTGGGCAACCACAAAGGCTATGTGTTCCACACTTTGAGGCACACAGCCGCCACTCGCCTTGCAAACGAGCACAAAGCAAACACGGCAGTTATTGGTATGCTGCTGGGCCACCGCTGCGACACTACCACCCGAAAATACATCAAGGCACAGCCAGCCGCACTTCAGCAGCTGGCTAGGCAACTTCAAGCATAGGAAATAAGCAATAGACCCTTCTGTCACCCTACCAGAGGACCAGAGGGCAAGGAGACTAAAGAATGACTTTCGACAAAAGAGACAACTCACGCACAACTTCTGCAAACACACCAACTCAAGGTCAGTGGGACTTTACAAACGATGAAAAGGCAGCTCGTGGAGGCCTACGCGATAGAAATCTAATTGGCTGTATTGGACAGACAGCCCCACCAAACGATGCAGAAGAAAGCACAACCTCTAACAGCCTCACAGAAGAAGGCGAAGGGGTAGTTGCTGAAGGCGAGGCAGACCACAGGCAAGACACGACAAATAGGGCCTATGAGCAGACCATGAGGGTCGAGGGCCGCGACAAGTTCAAAGAGCAAACAGAGAGCCAGACTAGAGTTGACCACAGACCCTCCCACTTCAACTCACTCGTTGAAGCCCTCCCAAAAGTATCCAAAGAAATCCAAGAGACACTAAAGGAGGCCAAGAGGTCCAAAGGTAGGGTGCCTGATTGGGTGTTGGAGTTGTCTACTCTAGACACTGATGTCATGGCATACATTGGCCTCCTGTGTTGTTTCAATGCGTCACTTAAAGAAGACAGCAACACTGTGACTGTGGTCACTCAAGCCATTGGTCAGCACATAGAGCAAGAGCTTCTCAAAGTAGAACTGAAGGCCGAAGACAAAGAGAAGCACAGGCGTGATGTGGAGCTTGCAGCCGCCGCAGGTCTTGAGCGTCCAAAGCCACAGAACACCAACAAGCGATTAGTCGAACAAGTAACCAAGGCACACAACAGTCGTGAGCATCGCTTAAAGGCCCTCCGCATCATCACACAAAAGAATGGCTTTAGCTCTCTGAACTTTGGTACAGCCAAGACAAAGGATGCAATGGCTAAACGTAAGCTGCGCAGAGTAAAACTAGCGGCACCCATCCTCAGCAGTGTACTCAAGTCAAGCGGTGTGTTTGAGCGTGAGTTGGAGTATGTGGGCAAGCACAGCAGCAAGTCGATCATTTGCCTGACAGAAGAGGCCTTTGCAGCAATGGAAGCCAATGCAGAACGCATGGCGTGGATGTCTCCAATATACAAGCCCATGCTTGCACCTCCGCAGCCTTGGGAAGCCTTCGACACTGGGTGTTATCATGATGCAGACCTTGCCTCTATGGTGCCCTTGATCAAGAAGGCATCCCACAGCCAACGAGAGGCCGTTACACACCAACTATCACAGGGTGTTATGCCAAGGTGGGTCAGAGCACTTAACGCACTGCAAGCCACTCCCCTGAGCATCAATGAGCAAGTGCTTGAAGCTGTGCAGTGGTGTTGGAACACAAAGCAACAAGGGCTCAACAAGTTCCCCCGTCACTCGCTACCTGAGCGGCCAAGGTTGCCTGAGAATTGGCAGCTGATGCCCAAAGAGAAGGTGTCTGCGGTAAAGGCAGAAGTCCGAAAGCACATCAAGCTATCTATGCGTGTGAAGGGCTCTGCTGTGGTCATGGAGCAAGACTTACAGACTGCCCGTGAACTGATAGCCTACGAGACTGAGGGATTTTACATACCGTGGCAGGTTGACTTCCGTGGCCGCATGTATCCAGTCAGTAACTTCAGTTATCACCGCGATAGTCACTTGAAGGCTCTCTTCTGCTACAAGCGTGGCTATCTGGTAGAAGGCAACAACGCCTATTGGCTCAAGGTACATCTGGCCAACTGTGGTGACTTCAGTAAAATCAGCAAGCAATCTCTTGATGCACGAGCACAGTGGACCACCAGCAAGCACGATGAGCTTCTGGCTATTGCTGAGGACTACCAAGGCACCTTCGATCTGTGGTCAGCCGCAGACAAGCCCTTCGAATACCTTGCAGCTGTGTTTGAGTATGCACGGTGGGTGATGGAAGGTGATGCCTTCGTCAGCTATATACCTCTGTCACACGATGCCACCAACTCAGGCGTCCAGATATACTCAGGCTTAAACTTGAGTGAGACTGAGGGGGCGCTAGTGAACCTCACACCCTCCCATCAAATGGCAGACATCTATCAGACAGTTGCCGACAAGGTAGTCGAGGAACTGAATGCTCTGGATGATGCTGTGAGAGCCACAGTATTCAGCAAGCGCACAGGCACAACTGTGGGTGAGCTGGCAGACCGATGGATCAACTTTAAGATAGGCCGCAGCCACATGAAAAGGGCCACCATGTGCTATGGATACTCAAGCAACAATGTGGGGATGCGTGGTCAATTCATGGAAGACTTGATGAAGCCTGAGCAGCTTAAAGTGACTTATGGTGAGATTGACAGGCATCCGCTGCATGACACAGAGCAAGGGCAATTTGAGTGCGCATGGTTCATGGGTGATCTGGTCTACAAAACGATTAGCAAGGTTCTTCTGAAGACTGGTGAAAGCATGGTGTATCTACAAGCGGCAGCAAGAGCTGTGGCCGAAGAGAATAAGACCATGAAGTGGACCACAGACAGCGGCTTTCCTGTGCACATGGACTATCGCAAAACAAAGCAAAAGGAGATCAAAATCTTTTTGTTCGATAGGGCAGCACAGGAGC